CCAGTAGGAAATGAGCGCCACGTTGTCACAAATGACGCTCCACTTTTAGGAGTAAATCTGCAAGAGGTACGGACAGGCGCTAAAATCATCAAAGTCAAGTTTGCTATGCAATATGGGAACGGCATGACACTTGAAACGGCTAAGCACAAACTAGCTGGTATTTTTAACACCTCTGAGGCTGTCAAAATCATCATTTCAGACGAGCCTGACAAGTATTACATGGGTCTAGTATCTGGCTCTGTGGATATGGAAAACATTACTAGATGGTTTCAAAAAGGCAGTTTTGACCTGATTATCCCTGACGGAGTAGCTCACAGCTCAACCTATAAGCGTTTTGATAACGGACAAGAGCAACCTGACAAGGTTGTTTTTAATTTGGTCAATAATGGCAACGTCCCAGCTTTTCCTGTGGTCACTGTTAAAAACAACGCCGAGAATGGCTATATAGGTATCGTCAATACTAGCGGAGCTTTTGAGGTTGGAGACCGTAAAGAAGCTGATACTGAAACAGTCAAGCGCTCTGAGGTCTTACTTGACTTTAGAGGCGATAAAATCGCTGATGGTCTTACAAGAGCAGTAAAAAACAGCTCAGTGACTAATAGTCCAGAGAATTTAAACGGGACATCCGAACTAGTCACAGTGGCTGGAAAGAAACGTGTCAGGCTAAGAGAGCAGTTTAGCGGAACATATAACAAAAGCTATTCAACAGGCTTGTCATGGGAAATACCATCTGACTCAACAGGTCAAAAAGGATCACTCAATGACTACATCTTTTGCAAACTTATCTATCAACTAGACTCTGTGGCTCAATGTGGCTTTATTAAAGTGACTGTGACTGACGCAAATAATCAATTTCTGTACGGTATTGAGACTTACAAACGATATAATGGCCTATACTGTGGTTTTAACATTTTTGCAACAAACAACAACAATGACTATAATTTCTTAAAAACTTTGGACTTTGACTCATCTAGTGACCAAAACAGAAATCCTTTTGCGAAAACAAGGGGGCAGTTTGAAATCATGAGAAACGATGAGAGAGTTCAAGTCTATTATAATGGCTCACACTATAATTTTTTCGTTCCTGAAATCAGAGGTAAAAAATCAGCTAAAATCCACGTTACGATTGGTGGCTTTCACGGAAAGGTGATTATCCCTCACTTATATCTTGATGAGCTGATGTATCGAAAGGATTTTGTGTCAGTTATTAACGACTTGCCAAACCGTTATCCAATAGGATCAAATGTCATTCTTGACAGCGAAAACAACTCAGTCACAGTAGATGGAATTGAGAAAGCTGTAGATGTTGTTCAGGGTTCAAAATTTTTGAGTATACCACCAGGAAGCAGTCAGCTTGAGGTCTATTGTTCAAGCTGGGTCAAGACCAAACCCACTGTCAAAGTAGAATTTAAAGAAAGGTATCTATAGCAATGTTATTGACAATACATGACTCAAATTTGAGAAAAGTGGCATTTGTGGACAATGAAAAGCAAGGAACATTAAACTATTTCAATGATACCTGGACAAGGTATTTAGAGACAGGCTCTAGTACCTTTGATTTTACTGTTTTTAAAAAGGCCATTATCTCTGATATAGGTCGGAAAAGAACCTATAACGCTCTAAATGAAAAGGCTTTTGTATCATTTCAATATAAAGGCAAGACTTATCTACATACTATCCGAAAAGTTGAAGAAAATGAGAAAGTTATCAAGTGTTATAGTATCAACCTAAACCTTGAGCTGATAAATGAGTACGCTAACCCTTACAAATCCTCTAAAGCTATGAGCTTTAAGGAATTTTGTGAGGAGATGGACTTACTCAACTATACTTTCTTAAAGATCGGTATCAATGAGATTTCAGATAAAAAGATTTCTGCTGAGTGGGAGGGTACAGATACCAAGCTAAATAGACTATTAAGTCTAGCTAAGAAGTTTGGCGCTGAAATTGAATTTGACACCCGCCTCAACGATGACAGCTCTATCAAGTCATTTATGGTTAATGTATATCATGAACACGATGACAACCATCAAGGTGTAGGACAAGTCAGCTCAATAGTTTTAGAGTATGGCAAAAACCTCAAGACAATCACTAGGACGATTGACAAGACAGGGATTTATAACTCAGTCAAACCCACAGGCAAGGATGAGCATGGAAACGTAATTGACATTAGCGGTCTTGGAGCCTGGTCAGTCAATAATGCCAAAGGAGAGCGTGAATTTTATCAATTAGGAGCTCATCTAGTAGCTCCTCTTTCTATGCAGATGTATCCATCTACATTCACACACTCAACAGGTACTCTAGACCAGTATATTCGTAAAGATATGACTGTAGAGAGTTCAAATCCTGAGGTCATCCGATCAACAGCCTACCGTGAGCTCAAAAAGAACTGTTATCCAGCAGTCACTTATGAGGCTGAGGGCTTTGCGGATCTGGAAATAGGAGACACAGTCAAAGTCTATGATGACGGCTTTAACCCTACTCTTTTGCTTGAGATGAGAGTATCTGAGCAAGTCATCAGCTTTACGAACCCCAAGAATAATAAGACCACTTTTTCAAATGCCAAAGCACTTGAAAATCGTCTATCTCAAGGCATTCAGCAACAGCTAGACCGAATGATAGAGGACGCTAAGCCCTACACTATCAAACTTGCCACAGATAACGGTATAGCTTTTAAAAATGGCCAAGGTCAGTCTGTAGTGACCCCTACTTTAATAAAAGGTAACAAGGTTATCAATAGTGGCTGGCGTTGGGTTGTTGATGGTGTAATCAAAGCTACTAGCTCTAGTTACATTGTGAGAGCTGCCGACATCAACCAAAAAATGGTATTGACGGTCTCTGCTTGGGTTGATAATAAAGAGGTAGCCTCTGAGCAGGTTACTTTTTTAAATGCATTTGATGGCCCTAAAGGAGACAAAGGTGACCCAGGTAAGGATGGGGTTGCTGGGAAGAATGGTGTGGGCTTGCGTTCCACTGTAATCACTTATGCACCATCTACCTCAGGGGCTAATGCTCCAAGTACTGGATGGACAACCTCTATCCCAGTCGTACCAGCTGGAGAGTATTTATGGACTAAGACAGTCTGGAATTATACAGATGACACCTCTGAAACTGGCTACTCAGTGGCTAGGATTGGTAGAGATGGAAATACTGGTAGGGATGGTGTTGCTGGTAAGGATGGCGTGGGGATTAGAGATACTACAATTTCTTATGCTAGTTCAATTACTGGAGATATCCCTCCATCAGGGCAGATACTTGTAAATAGTAATCAAGTAATTAGGCCTAATATGAGTGTTCTAGATAATATGTACTATACCAATCTGGTATTTAATGTAATCAGTGGTGCTAAGTACCGTATCTACGCTAAATCTTCCAATGGTGTATTTTCTAACAATCATAATAATCGAGGTGGTAACAATGTTGTCATTTGGGGGGTAAGCCTAGAAACAGGAAATAGACATTTTATTATCTCAGATTCTAATACTGGTACAACTGGGACAGAATTTACCTGGACTGGGATCACTGGTAGAGCAAAAATTCGAGTAAATACTTACAATCCAGACAACTCTACTCAAGTTGAGTATATCCACCTTGAATCAGTTGATGATACTGTTTGGGGGTTGACAATCCCTAGCGTACCAGCTGGCCAATACCTTTGGACAAGAACTACATGGAGCTACACAGATAATACCTCAGAGACAGGTTTTTCTGTGGCAAAAATGGGTGAAACTGGACCACAGGGAGCAATAGGTCCTAAAGGAGACCGAGGAGAGAAAGGCGAAAAGGGAGAGCGTGGACTACAAGGACTACAAGGACTCCAAGGTTTGCAAGGTCCAAAAGGTGACCAAGGGATTCCTGGCCCTAAGGGGGCAGATGGTCGTACACAATACACTCACATTGCCTACGCCGATACTATCTCGGGTAGTGGATTTAGTTTTTCAGGACAAGGTAAGGCGTTTATAGGCGTTTATCAAGATTTTACTGAAAACAATAGCAACAATCCCACGAAATATTTATGGACAGAATGGCGTGGTCGTGATGGTGCTGATGGACTGCCAGGCAAACCAGGAGCAGATGGAAGAACGCCTTATGTTCACTTTGCGTATTCTGACAATGCGGATGGTTCTGGTTTGACAATGACAGATAACGGACAGCGTTACTTTGGTCATTATTCAGATTATGAGAAGCCTGATAGCTCAGATAAAACGAAGTACAAATGGGCTGATCGTTGGGCTAAAGTTGAGGTTGGTTCACAGAACAGGTTTGTCCGAGATACTTCAGTTGCTGGGTATTTAGCAAATGCTGGGATCATTTCTCCAGCTAATTCTGTAAATAAAGAAAGGACATCAGATTTTATTGAAATCGATGGAACATCCAATCTCATCTATCAGCTTTGGGTAACTACACCTAACGGAGGAATGCCTTGGCATGCTTGGCAATTTTACGATGCTAATAAATCACCTATCGGAACTCGACTTACAGGTAAGGACAGTTATACTGTTCGTGCTCAAAAGTGGCATATAGTCAATAATATTACAGTACCAGCTACTGCTAAATTTATTAGACTATCTGCTAGAACTTACGAAGACGCTAAAATTAAATTAGAAATAGGCAATGTACCTACCGACTGGTCTCCATCTCCTGAAGATATTCAGAGAGACATTGACTCTAAAGCTGATCAAGGGCTGACTCAGGAACAAATCAATGCGCTAAATGAAAAGGCTGGGATTATTCAAGCTGAGGTTGAGGCTAAGGCTAGCGCTGACACACTTGATAATTGGATAAAGGCTTACAAGGACTTTGTCAAGGCCAACGAGACAGCGAGGGCGCAAGCTGAGAAAGATTTGATTTCAGCTAGTCAGCGTGTGTCAAACATTGCCAAAGACCTTGGAGAATTGTCTGACCGCTGGAATTTCATAGATAGCTATATGAGCTCATCGAATGAGGGTCTTGTCATTGGTAAGAATGACGGTAGCTCTAGCATAATGTTCAATCCTAACGGCCGTATCTCAATGTTTAGCGCTGGTGTCGAGGTTATGTATATTTCTCAAGGTGTAATCCACATCGAGAACGGTATTTTCTCTAAAAGTATCCAGATAGGACGCTTTAGAGAAGAGCAGTATCACATTAACCCAGATATGAACGTAATTAGATATGCAGGAGGTGCTTAATGGCTGATTTTTGGTCAAATACTAATAGAGGTTATCGTATCAGATTGTGGATAGATCAAACCTCGCAGAGCATTGAAGACAATAGCAGTCAAGTCAGGGTTAGACTTGCCTTGTTAAATACTTTTACGACTTTCGCAGAATACAACTGTACTGCTTCGGTGACTATTGATGGACAGATTATCAACTGGTCAGGTCGTCCGTCTATGCTTAGTCAAAATCAGGTAATCATGCTAATTGACCGAACTGTCACAGTCGGCCATAACGCAGACGGAACCAAGACATTTAATTTGTCCGCTAGCTTTTCAGGGAGTGGTGGATGGTCTCCTGACGATCTAAATATTGATGGTAACTCGTTTACTTTGACAACAATCCCAAGATCTAGCTCTGTGAGCGTGAGCACTGGGGTCATTGGCAGTGCGGTTACTATCAACATTAACCGTCAAAGTTCCAGTTTTAAGCATACAGTGCGCTATGCCTGGGCTGGTAAGAGTGGAACGATTGCGACGAATGTAGACACATCCACAACGTGGATAATCCCTCTTGACTTCGCAAACGACATCCCAAACTCAGCGAGTGGGACAGGGACTATCTACGTTGATACGTATTCAGGCTCTACCAAGACAGGCACACAGTCAGCCACATTCACGGCAAGCGTGCCAGATAATCTCAAGCCTACATTTTCAGGTATCACATTGTCAGATTTGAACTCTGCAGCACAGAACCTTATCCCAAGCGGTAACATGTTCATTCAGGTAATCTCTAACATCAAAGTAGCGTTTAATGGTGCAGTTGGTTCTTACGGCTCATCCATCACTGGATACTATGCTGAGATTGTCGGCAAGAACCAATCCACAAGCTCAAACGGTGGCAGTCTTGGCATTATGAATTATCACGGAGCTATCAAAATCAGAGCAAGAGTCTCTGATAGCCGTGGCAGATGGTCAGATACTAGAGAGGTATCTGTAACAGTGCTTGAGTATTTTGCTCCAGCGCTTAGCTTTAGCATTGTAAGAACAGGTTCAACATCTAGCACATTGACGGTCACAAGAAATGCCAAGATTGCACCTCTGACAGTATCAGGGAGTCAAAAGAACTCAATGAGCTTGACTTTCAAAGTTGCAAGACTTGGTACTACTAATTTTCAAGCGGATACAGGACAAGCTACTGGAGCATGGACAAGTATCTCAAGTCTAGTCAATTCACAAGCTAACCTTGCTGGGAACTATCTAGCAAATCAGTCCTGGGTTGTGATCGGCACGCTTGAGGACAAATTCACACGGACTGATTTCATGGTCAATGTGGCCACAGAGAGCGTGGTTTTGTCTTATGACCGCTTTGGCGTGGGCGTCAACAAAATTCGTGAGCAAGGCGCTCTTGATGTTAAGGGTGACATTTACGCTAATAATCAGCCTATCCAACAGTATCAAATCACTGACAATAATGGATGTGGGAAGATCATTAAACAGGATTTTAATTCCATGAAAAATACTGGCTTTTGGTGGATAGACGGCAACTCTCAAAACAATCCATTTGGGACTTGGGGGATGTTGGAGGTCTTCAGACCTAACCCTAACTCTCAGGAATGTATCCAACGCTTCACGACATCTTCAGGGTATATGGCAGTTAGGGAGAATGGTTTTGATAACAACTGGAGGCCATGGCGCTACCTAGTGCAACAATCAAAATCCACTAACAACTCTGATTATGTAGCTCTGCTAAAATCAGAAAGCGATCCGACTCCTTGGAAAAACATAACTCTACAAAATGGGTGGAGTCATCATCAGCAGTACAATGATGTGCAATATTCAAAGTCTTTTGATGGAGTAGTATTTTTACGTGGAGTTGGGACGAAAGGGAAGACGGATTACGGAACGGTTATAGCTCAATTACCAGCAGGATTTAGACCGTTACATTCAACTTATGTTTTTGCAATTAACGACGATTTTACAGTTGCGGTTTTATGCATTTTAACGTCGGGAGAAATAGTTGTAAGAAAGAACGTTGACGCTACATGGCTCAACTTTGATAACGTATCATTTAAAATATAACAATCGTAAAAAATCCCTAATTATTAACGGATAATTAATTTATAAAGGAGGAAATGACAATGCTAAAAGTCACTAAAACACGTCAGCTAGTAGCTGAATTTTTCGCACAAGATGGAGATCAACAAAAATTGGTCAAAACTACTGTAGTCAATACAGACAATGAAGCTGTTTCAACAACATCTGAAACACTGCATGACCCGGATTTGTACGCTAAAAATCGTAGCAGCATGCGTAAACATGAACAAGAGTTGCGAGAACTGCGTTATAAGATCGAAGATGCTATTTTGGCAGAGCTAGAAACAGATGAACATAAAGAGTAGTAGGTGAATATGCATATTGAATTTTTCAATTTTTTTAGAAGCCTTATCCAAACAGAAGATGGTTTGGTATTGTATGCTCTAGCGCTAATTGTTTCAATGGAAATTATTGATTTTGTGACAGGGACAATTGCAGCTATTGTCAACCCAGACATTGAGTATAAGAGTAAAATCGGCATCAATGGGCTCCTTCGCAAGATTTTAGGAGTTCTCTTGCTGATGATTCTCATTCCGATGTCCGTTTTGTTGCCTGAAAAGACAGGTTTTGCATTCTTGTACTCAATCTATCTCGGGTACATCGCATTTACTTTTCAATCACTCATTGAAAATTACCGCAAATTAAAAGGAAATGTCACTCTTTTTCAGCCGATTTTAAAAGCGTTTCAGCGCTTACTTGAAAAAGACGAAGATAAAAATAAAGGAGAATAACACATGCAACAAATTACTGAAATCATTATTGCTTCAGCAACTGGAATCTTGACTATCCTAGCTGGTATCGTAGTCAAATCGATTAAGGATTTTCTTGTCAAAAAGGGTGGAGAAAAGACCATCAAGATTGTTGAAATCTTGGCCAAAAACGCAGTAAACGCAGTTGAGCAAGTCGCTTCTGAGACTGGATACAAAGGCGAAGAGAAGTTGGAGCAAGCACGAACTAAAATCCGTGCAGAGCTTAGCAAATACAACATCAGCATGACAGATAAGGACTTGGATACATTCGTTGAGTCAGCGGTCAAGCAGATGAATGAAGCTTGGAAAGGAGAATAAACAAATGAAGAAAAACGACTTATTCATCGACGTAGCAAGCCATCAGGGCTATGACATTACAGGAATTTTGGAGCAGATGGGAACAAATAACACTATCATCAAAATTTCAGAAGGTACGACCTATTTAAACCCTTGCTTGTCTGCTCAAGTTGAGCAATCCAATCCTGTTGGATTCTACCATTTTGCTTGGTTTGGAGGTGACATCGAAGAAGCTGAACGAGAGGCACGCTACTTCCTTAATAATGTACCTCAAAAAGTAAAATACTTGTGTCTTGATTACGAAGATCACGCAAGCGACGACGCACAGGCAAACACAGATGCTTGTATTCGCTTTATGGAAATCCTCAAAGAAAATGGCTATGAGCCAATCTATTACAGCTACAAGCCATTCACGCTTAATAATATTTATTATGAGCAGATTCTTGCGAAATTCCCAAACAGCCTTTGGATTGCTGGATATGGGTTAAATGATGGAAACGCTGATTTTGAATACTTCCCATCTATGGACGGTATCAGATGGTGGCAATACTCTTCAAATCCGTTTGACAAGAATATTGTCCTGTTAGATGATGAGGAAGATAATTCAATCAGTAAAAACGATCTAAAAAGCCTTAATACCATAGCCAATGAGGTCGTGCAAGGCCTTTGGGGTAATGGGCAAGAACGTTTTAATAACCTATCAAATGCTGGTTACGAT